CCCGCCAGTCTCGCTTTCTGGCGATGGCGTATCCACAGTATCAATCGCGTAGACAAATTCTTCAGCGTCATCACTGGAGCAGCCCATAGCTTGGCTATCTCCGATGTCTTTGGCAGATGAACAGGCAAGCAATAATGTAATAAAGAACATAATAATTTTGTTTTGCATATAATAACTATATGCCATATTTAAAATAATCGCTTTTAAAGCAATAAATAATAAATATTTTATAACATAGTTGTTGCTGCGGCAAGCAAAGTTAATACAACAACTGCTGAAATCATAGACATGGCAGTAAGGCCGATCATTATCGTTTTGGCCTCGATGCCCCGACGTTGCAACTTCTCTTTAATAGTCGTTGGTCGTTTAAAAAAATCAATTTCCTCAGTTATTGATATTAAACCTTCGCTCGTGGGCTGGCTCTTGATTAGTTTGAGGTGTTCTCGATTTTTCTTGTCCATGTTATGATCCTGTTGTTATGAAGGTTTATTTTATGAGCCCGTATCTCCAGTGTCGGCGCCGGTTCCATAAGGG